TCTACACAAGAATTTTACGATGGGAAGTGGGTGACAATCAAGGCGGGTTTCATTGATTTTCCAAGCTTATCCGCCTGCATCGAATATCTCATCACTCGCTGGTATAAAGACTATAGGCAGTTTAAGGGCATTAACAATGCTCCTAATCGTTACGCCGCTGCTCGCATGCTTAAGGAGCAGAAATATGCCACTGACCCAGAATATCCCGCGAAACTTTCGCGGCTCATGAAACAATACGCTCCCGAATCCACCACTTCTACCATGATCGGTCCAAAGAAACGCCCGCAAGATTTTGGCTTCAAGAGAGGCGACTCCCATTTGATCGTCAATGATCTAGTGGAGACGATGAAGGCTTTTTCTTTTGAAGGAAAATTGCTATGGGAAGTTCCCTGCTTGGCTCGTGGGCAATACAGCGACTTTGAATGGAAGATTAAAAATTCTGACTGTCCTCCCGGCCTGTACAAACTGGGAGCTATTTACAGAGACTATGAACGAGTTGGGAACAACCCTGCTTACGACCGCACTCTGATGGCGTATGGCTGGTACACTTTTGACATGGTTGAGTTGGAGAATCAAGAGGCCAAGTACGGACGCTCTGGAATTTGCCTCCACGGGGGTGGGTCCGCAAATGGCTGGCCGGGCGCGTGGGCACCCAAGCAGCCGCTAGTACCAACTCATGGTTGTTGCAGAATCTTTAACATTGATCTTCGCGATAAAGTATTGCCGCTAACCAAGGCCGGCACAGTATTTCTGTCAGTTTTCCAGGAAGGTTAATCAACGTGCTTCCATTGCTCTTTTATTTTATAGAAAAAAGAGAAGGATGAACCGGCAGTCTTGGCTAAATGCACTGTGCTATGAAGCTGGCCTTTGGGCCGCAGGACAGTGGCCTTCGCTAGCGGGAAAGCCTTGGTTCAAGATGCTCATGGCCTATTGCAGGCCCGACTGGGCAGAGTGGAAAACAAAAGTGGTGATGGAAGCAGTGGACAAGCAAGCCGCTGCATTGGTGAAGCAATGGGAAAAAGATGAAAGGGAAACCAAGGCGAATCAGCTTGCCGATAAAGCTCGAGAGCTATTTCCTGAGGCCACTATTACGCCCTTGCCTGATGCCATCGTTCCTTCTGTGATGATTGTGCGTGAAGCACCTCCAGACGCTAGCGACGACATTAAGGCTCTGGGAGGGGAACTCCGTATCACTTGGCAGCTCCCCAGTAAAATGGAAGGAGAATAGGACAGACGATGGAAGTAATCGTAGGCTTAATGCTGCTGTCCGCAGGAGCGGCTCTCACGGGCCAATTGTATCTTCGCCTAGTACATCCTCATCATCCGTCCTATAGGCCCTTCTGTCCGCTTCCAGGCCACGATAAATAGCATTGTGCAGGTCCATGTAGTGAGCTAGTCCGTCGCAATAGTCCACGCCGAAAACGTCGTACATGGCATAACGATAGGAGCCCCTGTCTTTGATTTCCGCCTTGTGCATGAGCTTCATCATTTGCCTGAAGCATCTTGCTCTTTCCTCTATGTTGAGGCTGTCCCACCAAGCTTGATCCTCTGCTTGCATTCTTGTCTCTTCTGCCTGCCAAGCTCCACGAAAGGCTTTGATTTCAGGAGTGTTCAACCAATCCACTAAAGGATCCTCCATCAGTTTCTGTTTGCCGCTCAATCTTACTCCTAAAACTCTCCACAATCAATAGTTACATCGTTTAGTCAATCATTTTCACAGGTGTGCCAGAAGAATCCTTATGCTGCACTTGCAGTTCAAAGGTGGCTCCTTGATAAATGGCAATATCGTGCTTGCCTAGAGTGATCATGGCGAATCCTTAGTGCCTGTAAAATATTTCAGACAATTTCTCTCCACCCCAGCAGCCCTGTAGCCTGCTCGCTGGCGCTGCATTGAATAGTCAAAGCTATAACGTCGCTAGTACCATCAATGGTACTGCCAAGTGCTAAGGCGAGTCCGCTTTCGGGGTCAAATTCAATACTACTGCGCGATGCCACCAAACCTCCTCCAATAACAGTGCCACCGGAAAAAGTGCCGCTGCTCATAACCTCCACATTTCCCCTGCCATTACTAGCAGCAGTCCATGCGCCACTGATGGTTGGATTAAGCCGTAGGCGCCATTGCGCGACAACATTAGAAGCTGGATTTCCGCCTATACTGGCATCAATTTGAGCGGGAATTATCACGTTATCGGTGCGACCGCTAGCAATGCGAATAGCTGCTACAAGCGTTTCCGCGCTGATAGCAGTAAATGTTTCCACCCCTCGACCAGCTATATAGATGGGCCCCGTTGGCTGATAACCACCCTCGCTGACAACAGCAGTGCAAATCTGCCTTAGCGATGCATTAGCGGCGATGGAAGAAGAATTGTGAATTCGATAAGACACTGGCAATGTTGCCGATGTCATATAAACACTATCAATCGTGTTGGCATGGTTAAATTCGTGGCAATATTTAATTTCTCCGTCAACAACGAATCCACACCTTACGCGCCCCACGCCCAGCCATTCCAGGTCGGCAGTAAAAATATTAGCTTTTGAAAAATCTAAGGCAGAAAAAGTGTCAATATTCCACGACGACTGAGGGACAATGTTCTCTACCACTGTTCCTGTTGCTTTACTGCGAACAACGAACGAAATGGTCGTACCATTTGCTCTCAACATTACACCATTGTTGTCGTTAAAAAAGCCAATCTCCTGCACCAAGCCATCCGTGGGAGCATTGCCAACGAAACTAGCCAGCACCATCAAGCTTTTGCCCGGCTGATAAGGCAGGCTCCGCTTGGAGCGCCGCAACACTGTATCTCCAGACGCAGTGGTGGTATTTAACTCTAAGGAGCTTTCATTTGGCAGATAAAGAGTGCTTCCGCTACCTACAGATTGTTCGTCCCACAGATCGGTGCGCTTACTGTATTGCAATGCCGAATCAAACAATGTGAACGGCTCGCTAAAGCGTTGTCTACCAAAAGCATCAAGAGCGCCACTGTCGGGGCCCTTGGCGAGTATTTGCCCGCGATGATCAGCCTCAATATGGGTTTCAAACTGCTCACCACCGCGCACAATTTGCCCCATGACTAATCCCTAGCTTTCTCTCCATCGTAACAATAAGCCTGTTCGTATTCAGTGCCAATGCACAGCATGCCTTCAATAACGCTTTGCGGGGCATAGCCGCATGCCACCATAAACTGAAAGTATGCCCTAGCCAGCGCAGTGGCCGTGTCGGCGCTGTAAGTGTGATTGATTTCTTGGTACGAACAAGTGTCGTGCATCACGCCATCGTCAGAAAAACGATGGGAAAAGGAAATTGAGTTGACGAAGGCCATAAAAGAAAAGAGGCAGCCCTTAGGCTACCTCCTGCTCTTGCCATCGTCAACCGCCCTGTCCACGCTTTAGCTTCCTTCCGTGACTTGGCTTGCTGTTTTTGCCTTGCCCCTGACGAGTGGTCTTAGGACGAGAAACGATGATGCGCTTGCTACTGGAAGCTCCGGCTTTGCTTTTGACGGCCACGAGGACAATGCGAAAAGAAAAGCTTAGCTAGCCCAAGGCGTGCCAGTGCCTTTCGTGGGAGCCTTTTGCTCGTCAATTTGAGCCTGAAGAGCACCCTGAATTTCAGTCACCTTCTCCTCTCCGAACTTGTCAAGAAGCCAGCCAAGTACGATCGCTTTCGTCAGATCGGCATATGGAATGGCTTCGTCACCTTCTGGAGCCTCGAGGCCGATACTGCCATAGGCACTGGAGCGGTAAGTGCCATCAAAGGCTTCAACCGTGTAGTGAAGCGTATAAACAATGCCATCAGAGAGCGTGCGCTCCATCGTGGCAATATTCCAAGAAAATTCGGTGGTCATGAGACAAAAAAACAGTCTTAGTTAGTTTAAGGGACGAATGGAAAAGATCACAGCACGGGCATCTCGTACTCTTGCGTGGTATTGCAATAATGCTTGAAGATCACTTCGCTGGTATTTCCGGCCCACGCAGCAACTTGGGGGACGGGGATCCCGGCCTCGATCCAGCGACTGATGGCGGTGTGCCGACAGTCGTATGGTCTGTAAAGATGAGTGATCAGGCCCGCCTGATGCAGCGGCTGCAGCTTTTTCCTGAAATAGCTTTGGAAAGCCAGTCGGTCCCATGGGAAAAGAAAGTCATTGTCTTTGGCCAGTTGCTCCAGAATGTTAAGGCATTTGCCATTCAAGGGCACCCATCTTTTCTTGTTTGTCTTGGTGCTATCTTTCAGTCCGTGAGTAAGAGTCCAGTTTTGATGCACAAGAATTTTGTTGTCTTTGATATCGTTCCACATCAAAGCTCTCACTTCTCCCGTGCGCATGGCGGTTTGAAGCATGAATTCTGTGTACCAAGACCAGTTGACATGGCGATACGTTTGTTTTGCTTCTAGCGCAGCAAGAACCAATCCCACTTCGCTTCTAGGAATGACGACAATTTCTTCATCCTTTTGCGGCGCCTTTGGCATTTTGAAGCTTGCCAATGGATTTCGGGGTATATAGGCGATATCCTCTTGAGACGCCCACTTGTACATGGTTTTTGTGTACATTGCCACCCGCCTGGCGGTGAGTATTGGTTTTTCACCCAGCACCCAGATCATGATCTTACGGGCTTCGTCAATGTCTTGAATGGGGCAGCGAGTGAGCCATTTAGTCACTTGCCTGTAGTCAGAGGTAAGGCTCGTTGGACACAAGGAAATGGAGCGCTCCTCCAAGAAGGCGCTCCAAAGCTCTGTCAGGGTGGTAGGCATGGCGATTCAGGGTAAAACGCAACTTACCAAGCGTAGCCGTGTCTTGTCAAGCCCTCAAGGGAAGGTGACTACTCGGCGTCGGGCAGTTGCTCTATGGCGAGACGGAGATCTTCAATGGCAAATTGAGTTTCTTGGTTCGTGTCTGCTACATAGCTGACGTGATCGAGCTTCTTCAGTAAATGTTCCTTTAGGCTCGGTGGTTTTGGTCGTGTCAGAGCTGCCATAAAATTAGAAGCTACTTCGTCGTAAAAGTTGGCCATTTGGGTTAAGCGTAGAAGTGGGAATGACTACTTGTACCAGTGGATAGTGATAGCGCGTCCAGCCACCAATCCGCCCATGAAGCCAGAGCCCCAAATGAATAGGATCAGCATTGTCATGGCGTGGCCTCCTGCTGCGGCTCGATGGCGGGGCGGCCCCAGCGGGTGAGAACGGCGCGGGCGCAGCGCCTCGCCTCATCCTGCGCAAAAGAATTGCCTCGCTCTACCCACGGTTCGGTGTAGCCGATTCGATCAAATCTCATTGATCCATAAATGACACGAGCGGCGGCTTCGATCTCCTCCTCCGTCGGCCCCTGCGGCTCGGGCTGGGCCAGGGCGGCGTGGGCGCGTTGCATCGGTCCAGAGATGTCAACGCCCTTTGCCCAGGCGTCCAGCAGCTCAGCGCACAGCGCTCGGAAGTCAGTCATCGAGTTGCTCCAGTGCGCGGCGGATGATGGAAGGATCGAACCCCATGCCCATTGAATAAGCATTGGCATGAATCTGGTCTAGGCGCTCCAGTGCCTGCTCCTTTAAACTCGGCGGCTTGGGGCGGCGGGCGGCGCGGAGTTTTTCTACGTCTCCAGCAAAGAGCGAGTTGAAGCGCAGCCACTCACAGCACGCCTCCAGCTCCTGGTCGGCGCCCCATTGGGCGGCGAGATCGCACATCCTTTGCTCGTAACTTCCGTCAGGATGTTCGCCTGTCTCGGCGTCGTAACGGTAGGTCTCTGACGCAATCCACTGCTGCACCAGCTCTGGTGGTGGCGTAATTGGGTGTTGTTGGTCAGTCATCGAGTTGCTCCAGGGCGCGGCGGATGGTGGCGAGATCTTTCATGCCGTCAGATAAATACTCTCCGCTTGACTCAATGCGACTTAAACCCAGCAGCGCCTGCTCCTTCAAGCTCGGTGGCTTAGGGCGTCGGGCGGCGTGCATTACCTCAGCCAATTGCCGTCCCACTTCGTCGTAATCGTATGCTTCCAGCCACTCACAGCACGCCTCCATCTCGTGGTCTGCGCCCCATTGGGCAGCGCGGGCAGCGATGTAACCAATGAGGCTGCTGGCAAAGCCAATACAGCCGACCTTTTCTTGTTCTCGGTACTCGCGGTCCCACTGCTGCACCAGCTCCGGCGGTGGGGCAATGGGATGCTTATAAGATTCTTGGGTCATGGTCTCCAGGGGATCGTGGCCAGGGGCAGGGTGTTGACGCACCGCTGCTCCACCACACTACCACGCAGGGCAAGCGCAACCATCCGGAGATTCCAGATAGTTGAGCCAGGTCCGGTAACGAGTAGGACTACGAGGTTTAGC